AACAGCCGGAACAGCCGGAAACTAAAGCTGATAAGAAGGCGAAAAAGTAATGATCGACCTTAATGTGGTGAAACAGCACTGCCGCATTGATACCGACTTTACCGGCGATGATTCTTTACTGAATCTGTATACAGGAGCAGCAGCGCGCTATGTAGAGACATGGACACGGCGGAAGCTCTATGAAAATGAAAGCAGCCCTGGCTATGCAGAGGATGAAGATTCAATTCTGCTTGGTGAGGATGTTAAGGCGGCTATATTGCTGCTTGTCGGTCACTGGTACGCGAACCGGGAAGCGGTGAACATTGGAAACATTACGACAGAAATTCCCTTCACCGTTGAGGCATTGTTGCAGCCTTACCGTATCTATGGCTTGTAGGAGGGTTTATGCAAGCTGGAAGATTGAGAGACCTGGTTACCATTCAGAACGCCACGACTATCAGAGCGCCATCAGGTCAGCCAGTAGAAACCTGGCATGATGGCAAAACCACATGGGCTGAAGTGAAGGGAATAAGCGGGCGTGAACTGGTTGCAGCTGGTGCCGAGAGCGCACAGGCAACTATTCGTGTATGGATTCGTTTCAGGCGCGACATTACTGCTGCATCACGCCTGAAGGTTAATACAGGTCCATTTAAAGGCGCGATTTTGAATATCATCGGGCCTCCCATTCCTGATGCAAAAGGGGTGCAGATGGAGATACTGTGCAAACAGGGGGCTGAAAAGTGATCGATATTAATCTTGATTTTTCCGGGCTTGAAGATATTTCCCGCGATCTGGAATTGTTGAGCAGGGCAGAAAACAACAAAGTATTGCGAGATGCCACACGGGCTGGCGCTGAAGTGTTGAAGGATGAAGTGATTTCCCGCGCCCCTGAGCGAACTGGGAAGCTGAAGAAAAACGTGGTTGTGCTTACTCAGCGCTCCCGAAACAGAGGGGATATTTCTTCTGGCGTTCATATTCGTGGAAGAAATATGCGAACCGGCAATAGCGATAACTCGATGAAGGCCAGCGACAGACGCAATGCGTTCTACTGGCGATTTGTCGAGATGGGAACGATTAACACGCCGCCCCATCCTTTTGTTCGTCCTGCTTTTGACACTCGGGAAGAACTTGCTGCCCAGGTTGCCATGAAGCGAATGAACAAGGCCATTGATGAGGTGTTAATAAAATGACGGAAGATGATATTTATCCGTTTCTGGCACCCCTTGCGAGCGGGAATGTATATCCCTATGTTGCACCTCTTGGCGATGATGGTCAGCCATCAATATCTCCTCCGTGGGTTATTTTTTCAATTATCTCTGATGTTTCAGCTGATGTACTTTGCGGGCAGGCCGAATCAGGAATTTCTGTTCAGGTTGATGTGTATGCACTGACGATCAGTGAAGCACGTGAAATCCGCGATATGGCATTACATGCAGTTAAGCCTCTTAATCCAACCAATGTTACAAAAACACCTGGCTATGAACCGGATAAACGCTACTACCGGTCCTCGCTTGAGTTTCAGATCACTGTCTGACGATACCCCCATTCATCAAACTGACCCGCTCCGGCGGGTTTATTTTTTTCAGGAGACATCCATGTCTGCACTTTATGAAAAATCGCAGGGCACGAAGATCCAGATCACCTCTTCACCTGTAACACCCGATACAGTCGGTGCGGCAACATATCTGGACCTACAGTGCACAATTAAAGAAGTCCAATTTACCGGCGGTCAGAAACAGGATATCGACGTAACTACGCTGTGCTCCACTGAGCAGGAGAATATCAACGGTCTTGGAGCTCAGTCGGAAATCTCGATGTCGGGTAACTTTTATTCAAACCCAGCGCAGGACGCCCTGCGTGAAGCTTACGATAACGATACCACTTATGGTTTCAGGATCATCTTCCCGTCAGGTATTGGCTTCCAGTTCCTTTCTGAAGTTCGTCAGCATACCTGGTCCTCCGGAACAAATAGCGTAGTGGCCGCAACGTTCTCGTTACGTTTGAAAGGTAAGCCGACGAAAATCGATAACGCGCTGCGTCTGACTACCGATTTGGCTGAAACGAAATCTGTCACTGCTGGTACAGCATTATCGCTGACGGTTGCAGCCGCTGGCGGTACCACACCTTATAGTTATGTGTGGAAAAAGGGCGGAAGCGTGGTAAGTGGACAAACTTCAGCGACGTTCAATAAGGCCAGTGCAGCAGCAGGTGATTCTGGCGATTACGTTTGTGAGGTAACTGATTCCTCAACCCCGGCAGGCAAAGTTATTTCAGAGACCTGTGCTGTAACGGTCGCGTAGTAAAAGGTATGACTAACCAGAGAGAAGCATAATGGCAAAGAGTCTTAAAGAACTTGCGCTGGCTAAAATGTCAGGCTTTCGTCATAAAATCATTACTGTTCCTGAATGGGGCGGCGTGAAGGTGGTTCTGCGTGAACCGTCTGGTGAAGGTTGGCTACGTTGGCAGGAGATTGCAAAATCCGGTACCGACGAAGAAGAAGTGACAGTATCGGAGAAAGCTCACCGTAACTTGTGTGCCGATGTGGCTCTGTTTATTGATGTGCTGTGTGATACCGACAAACAACCGGTATTCAATCAGGAGGAAGGAGAGCAGGTGCGTGAAATTTATGGCCCTGTTCATTCCCGCCTGCTGAAACAGGCACTTGATCTCATCACATCCGCGGAAGACGCAAAGGCAAAGTAGCCACCCCCGGTGTAAAGTTTCTGATGGCGCTCGCGCTCCGGATGGGGCGCACGCTCTCGGAACTCAGGCAGAGCATGACGGCCAGTGAGTTGCTTATGTGGATCGAGTTTGACAGACAGAGTCCTGTTGGTGATATTCGCGCTGATATACAGGCGGCGCAAATTGTGTCTGCAATTTATGGATCACAGGGGGGCAAGGTACCGCTGGACGATGCAATTTTGCGCTGGGGGAGTGATGAACAGAATGAAGGAAAGGACCCGTTTGCAAACCTTGAGGCTGCATTAACCGCAGCAACCCAGTGACATTATAATCATTCCACATTAATATTTATTGCCTTCTAAATATGGAATAGGGATATGAATAAATTACTTCTGGTTGTTGCTATCGCTCTATTATCTGGATGTTCTACGCAGCCCGTTTCTACAGAACAAGCAAGAAGTGTTTCTGCTGACAGAATTTGGGATAAAAAAATCGTTAAAAATTCTGCTGATACCGGAACAGTTGTCGTCAAAAGAGATTCCGGACTAATGGGTAGTGCGTGCCTTATCAGTATTTATATTGATGGCAATCCAATTGCAGATATTGATTCAAGGGAAAAAGTGACCTTCTACCCAAATCCAGGTCGGCATGTTTTAAGTGCAACACCTCATGGCTGGTGTGCTGGTGGCATGGTTGAGGTGGGGGCTGAAGTAGTTAAAGATAAGGTATTAATATACCGGGTTGGATACGGAGCTAACGGCGATTTCAGATTCTCACCTACAGCTTTTTAAGTAAACTCTCGAATTAAAGACACCCGCCTAAAAAGGCGGGTTTTTTATTGGGTGAAATATGGCGACTCTCCGCGAACTTATTATTAAAATTTCGGCTAACTCTCAGTCCTTCCAGACGGAGATCGCGCGTGCTTCACGCACCGGACAAGATTACTATCGCACCATGCAAAATGGTGGTCGTCAGGCGGCAGCAGCATCAAGAGAAACACAGAAGGCGCTGGCGGAAGTAACCAGTCAACTTAATTCAGCAAAAGCCTCTGCTATGGGGCTGGCTGGTGCTTTTGCAGGCGCATATGCCACTGGCCACCTGATTTCTCTGGCGGATGAATGGAGTTCAGTTAATGCCAGGTTAAAGCAAGCATCGCAATCGACTGATGATTTTAAAGAATCACAGCGTGCACTGATGGATATCAGCCAGCGAACCGGCACTGCATTTTCAGATAACGCCAGCCTGTTTGCTCGTTCGGCGGCTTCTATGCGTGAATATGGTTACAGTTCAGAAGAGGTTCTGAAAGTAACCGAAGCTATTTCAACGGGACTTAAACTGTCTGGTGCCAGCACATCTGAAGCCAGTTCAGTAATCACCCAGTTCAGCCAGGCGCTGGCGCAAGGCGTCCTTCGTGGAGAAGAGTTTAACTCTGTCAATGAAAATGGCGATCGTGTAATACGTGCCCTTGCCTCTGGAATGGGAGTAGCCAGGAAAGACCTTAAAGCGATGGCTGATCAGGGGCAATTAACTGCTGACAAGGTGGTGCCTGCTCTAATCAGCCAGCTTGGATCACTTCGCGAAGAATACAGTGCTATGCCGCAGACAGTGGCGGCAGCATCAACAAAAATTGAGAATGCCTTCATGGCATGGGTTGGCGGTGCTAATGAAGCGACCGGCGCGACAAGCGCACTGACCGGTGTTCTCAATACCATTTCAGATAATATTAACACTGTAGCTGCTGCCGCTGGTGCTCTGGCCGCTATTGGCGGTGCAAGGTTTCTTGGTGGTATGTTCGGCGATCTCAGTGGGCAAACAGCACAACTGATTGATGCACGTAAAAATGAGATTGCACTTGCTGCCGCCCGCGCCAGTTCAGCAACACAGTCTCAGCGAAAAGCAGCAGCTGATGCAATTGCAGCAGAACGATCTTACCAACTGGCTCAGACAGAGCTTGAGCTTGCACGTAACACCAATGCAGAGGCAACAGCAACGCAGAACGCTATTGCGAAAAGACGGGCTATGATCACGGCAAATGCCGCGCTGGTTCAGTCTAACCGTGCTGTTACTGCATCACAGCAGGCTCTTAACTCTGCGACCTCTGTGATGGGACTTGTCAAAAGTGGAGCAACAGGGCTGCTTTCACTGGTTGGTGGTCTGCCGGGATTGCTAATGCTTGGCGCTGGTGCCTGGTACACCATGTACCAGAATCAGGAACAGGCCCGACAATCTGCCCGCGAATATGCAAACCAGATTGACGAGATCAAAGAGAAGACATCGAAAATGTCTCTTCCTGAGTTGGACAGCAACCGTAGTCAGACTGTCGCCGCACTGGAAGAACAAAAAAGGTTGATTACAGAACAGGAAAAAAGTGTAACCAGCCTGAACCGCCGGATTAATGAACTCAATGAAGCGAGAAATAAGCCGGGAATAACTCAAGAAAACGACCTCAATATTCTTAAGTCAATTTCAATACTGACTGATCAAATTTCTGTTGAGGAAGAAAAACTTGCTCAACTTAGAGAAAAATCTCGATCGGTATCGCAAGCTCTTGAGGAAAACGAAAGGCGGCGTAATGACCTGATTAAAGAGCGAGCCTGGCGTCAAAATGCTGAGTATCAGTCTCTGGTAAACATGAATGGCCAGCATACTGAATTCAACAGGCTACTGGGGCTTGGTAATGATCTTCTTCGTGCGAGACAGGGACTTGCCAACATTCCTCTACGTATACCTCAGGCCGATCTGACCAGCAAGCAGACTGATGCACTGGCGAAGAGTCGCCGCGAACTGGAGCTGTCACGGTTACAGGGAGAGGCGAAAGAGCGGGCGCGACTCGGATACGCCGCTGACGATCTCGGGCTTACAAATGATCCTCAGTATCAGACAAACAGACAGGAGTTGATAAACAACGGCCTGGCGGAATGGAGAAATAATCAGGCTAATAAGCCGAAAGCTAAAGGTGGGAAAACAGAAACTGAAAAAACGGCGGATACTTACGACAAGCTGATTAAACAGCAGAAAGAGCAAATCGCTCTGGCTGGGCAAAATACCGAACTGGCTAAACTGAAATATCAGGTAAGCCAGGGGGAGCTTGCTACGCTGACCGAAACGCAGAAACAAACTCTTTTGCAAAATGCAGCACTTATCGACCAGCAGAAGATTCGTGAACAACTGGCAGCATATGAAGCAAACCTCGCTGATGCCAACGCCAGTGCGCGATCTTCTAATCAGGCAGAGCTGACAGGGTATGGGCAGGGAAGCCGTATCCGCGAGCGAATGCAGGAAATGCTGCGCATACGAGAGGAATTTCAGCAGAAGAACGTTGATCTACAGCGGCAATATCAATCTGGAGATATTTCCGAGGACCTCTACCGTCAGGAACTGGCGCTGAATAAGCGCTATCTCGATGAACGTCTTCGCGATCAGGAAGCTTATTACACTGCCTCTGATGCCCAGCGCAGCAACTGGACCGCTGGCATGCGTGAAGGATTCGCTAACTGGGCTGATACTGCTTCGGATTACGCTTCGCAGTCTGCTGATCTGGTTAATAACTCCATGTCTGGGCTGGTCGGTAATATTTCTGATGCTCTGGCCGGTAATAAAGTCGACTGGGAAGACTGGGCCAATTCGGTGCTTCAGTCTATGCAGAAAATCATTCTGAACGCGATGCTGGTGGATTCCCTGCGGTCGGCCAGTAATAGCGGTTTTTTCAGTTCTATTGGAGGAATGTTTGGTGCGTCTGGGGCTGGTGGAAGTACACCCTCAGGCGCTTATAACTCTGCTGCGTCTGGTATTAAGTTGAATGCCAAAGGAGGTGCCTATGCTTCTGAAAGTCTCAGTGCTTACAGCAACAGCATTGTGAGGACACCAACTTATTTTGCTTTCGCAAAGGGCGCGGGGCTGATGGGAGAAGCTGGGCCAGAAGCGATTATGCCGCTGACGCGTTCTGCCGATGGTTCTCTGGGGGTCCGTATGGTTGGGGCACAGCCCGCATCTGGTGGGAATGGGGATATAAATATTACCCAGCACTTTTCCATCTCCGGCAACGGAGATGCGGCACTTAAACAGGCTATGCAGGAAGCGGCACGTCAGGGAGCTAATGATGGTGCCAAGATGGCGAAACAGGATTTACTTCAGGACTTTTCCAATCGGGGCCAGGCGAGGCGCTTACTCGGCGTATAGGACAGGAGTTAACTATGGCTGCACTTGAATGGCCGGAAGATGTCTGTCCGGCTTCTTTGACGTGGCGACCTGAAAGCAACACCAAAACTTTTCGATCTCCCTTCAACGGCGCATCACAGACTGTCCGTTTCCCCGGTACCCGCTGGATGTGTTCCCTGACTTTCAACAATCTTTCAGATGAGAAATCGCGACGTATTGATGCGCTAATTGCTGAGCTCGATGGTGAGTATGGCAGGGTGAAAATCCACGACTGGGGGCGGGGAGGAAGAACCCCGGCAGGTGTTCCGGTTGTGAATGGTGCCAGTCAGACAGGGACACAATTGCAGACGCGCGGATGGACTCCTGGCGTAATGATTTTGAAACAAGGCGACTACATCACAGTGAACGATGAACTGAAGATGATCACTGCCGACGTGACGAGTGCTGCGAACGGGACAGCCATGATTACGTTTGCGCCAATGCTTCGTAATTCCCCGCCTGCTAATGCTGCGATTGAGGTGGCGAAACCTTACGGCATTTTCAAACTGAAGGATAACCAGCAAGGGGCGGGGAACCGGGTGCCGGGTGTGTTCACCAGTTACACGCTGGAGCTTGAGGAGGCGTTTTAATGTTGTATTCCCCATTTTCTGACGCCATGGTTGACTGGCTTTCCCGCGACCGGGTGACTGCGGTTATCGCCGCAAGCATCCAGTTTGAATCCGGCACTGTGTATGTGCATTCCGGTACCGGGACGATCGTACTGGGTGGCTACGTCTATTACGGCATGGGACGCATGGGATCGATTGATGATGCCACTGAGACGAACACGACCAGCCCGACGCAGGTGAAGATGACGCTTTCCGGGCTTGACCTGTCACTGTTCGCCAAAACACTGAATGAACGTTGTGTTGGTCGCAATGCTGAAATCTACCTGGTTGCGATGGATGACAACGGCGTGGTGCAGGTTGCCGATCTTCTGTTTAAAGG